AATTAACAATATTCAAAAAACGAGCTAAGAAGCAAGACGATAAAATTCTGGAGTTCTTCCAAGATAATCCAATGGTTGAGTTTGGAGCGAGTCAAGTTTGGAACGCTTTGTTCTACAATTCAGTACCAATTACAAGCGTTCGGAGATCAGTTACTAACTTGGTCCAGGATAATAAACTTGAATACACCGGAAGGAAACGAAAGGGAGTATTTGGAAGGAATGAATCTTTAATACGTTTGAAATGAGAAGCTCAGACAACGCGCCTGACGAGGAAATCCTGGACAAAGTAGAAGTAATATTTAACAAGACACTAGCAGTAATTGTAGTCATTACCTTTGTTAGTGTTATTTTATGGGTGGTGTTTAATTAATTTGTTTACATTTGAATTATGATTAGTTGCAGTAATCTTACGAATTTATTTATTTACCTCTATCTAGTGGACACGCTGCAACCGTTGAAGCTAGTTAGAGGTTTTTTATTTTACAGAGAATGAAAGAATACGAAAAGTTTTTAGAAACAAAAAAGAAATCATTTATCGAATCTGGATTTGATATTGAACTCGATCAATTAAATAGCAGTCTATTTGATTTTCAAAAGTACATTGTGCAAATAGCTTTAAAAAAGGGGCGTTTTGCATTGTTTGAGGATTGTGGACTAGGTAAGACTATCCAGCAACTAGAATGGGCTAATCAAGTATATCAGCACACTAATAAACCAGTTTTAATACTAGCACCTTTAGCAGTAGTTCCACAGACAATAGAGGAGGGTCAAAAGTTTGGTATTAAAGTAGAAAAGCTAAATACTAACATTGAAAATCCTATCAACTCTTTAGACGGTTTATTTATAACCAACTATGAGCAGTTAAAAAACATTGAAAACATTGAGTGTTTTAGCGGTGTAGTATTAGACGAATCAAGCATATTAAAAGGTCGTGACGGTAAACTATCAAGTATGATAATCCAGTCCTTTAAAATGACACCGTATAAATTAGCTTGTACAGCTACACCTTCACCAAATGACCACTTAGAACTAGGTCAGCACGTTGAGTTTTTAGGTCTTGACACTTACGAAAATATGAAGGCTATGTTTTTTATTCAAGACCAAAAGATAAAATCTAGTGATAAATGGAGATTAAAAAAACACGCAACCGATGACTTTTGGCGGTACGTTTGCACTTGGTCTATTTCAGTTGATAATCCAGTTACTTTAGGATTTGAAATGAAAGGGTACAACCTACCAGAAATAGAATACATTGAGCATATTATACCAGTTGAAAACAATACTGGTACTTTATTTAGTGAAGCGGCTGTTTCCGCAACCGAACTTAATAAAGATTTAAGACGTTCACTACCTGAAAGAGTTTCTAAGGTCAAAGAAATAATAGGAGATAGTAATGAACAGTTTATTGTTTGGGGGCTTCAAAATGCTGAAACAGATCTACTCAAAAAAGAACTTTCAAATGCTCGAAATGTTCAAGGCTCAGATAAACCAGAAGTAAAAGCTGAAAACTTAATAGGCTTTGCACACAAAGAATATCAAAACCTAATTACAAAGACTTCAATCGCTTCATTTGGTATGAATTACCAACAATGTAGCAATATGATATTCTGTTCTTACGACTTCAAATTTGAGGCATTTTATCAAGCTGTTAGAAGGTCTTATAGGTTTGGTCAAAAGAATAAGGTAAAAGTTCATATTATCATTCCTGAAAGTCAAATGAACGTAAGAAAAACAATACTAGACAAAGAAAGAAAGCACAAAGAAAAAACAAACGAAATGGCTAAATATTCAAGTGAAACAAACTATAAATCAAATGAAGTTATAGAGGAAGTAAAGGAAAAAGAAGTCAAAGAAAAAAACTACTGGTTATTAAACGGTGACTGCGTAGAAGAAATTAAAAAGCTAGAAAATGAAAGCGTAGATTACTCTTTTTTTAGCCCCCCATTTGCTTCACTTTATACTTACTCTGACGACCCGAAAGATTTATCAAATGTAGGAAGTGACGAACAGTTTTATAAACACTTTCAATTCTTAATACCTGAACTATTCAGAGTTATAAAGGCTGGGCGGTTAGTTTCTATGCACATAATGCAAGGGACTACTTCAATAGGTAAAGACGGCTTTTTATCAATCAAAGACTTTAGAGGTGATTTAATTAGATTGTTTCAAAAGAACGGGTTTTATTTTCACGCTGAAAAAATGATCAGAAAGAATCCACAACTAGCAGCCATAAGAACAAAAAACACCCAGCTAATGCACGGTCAAACGAAAAGAGATTCAAGCGTTAATAGACCAGGACTAGCGGACTATGTTATAACATTCAGAAAGCCGGGAAAGAATGAAGTACCTATCCAAAATAATATTGATTTTGATTTGTGGTGTAGGTTAGCAGAACCAGTATGGATGGATATTGAAGAATCAGACGTTATAAGTAATTTCAGAAGGGCTAAAGGGCTTAATGACGAAAAACATATGACACCTACACAATTAAGCGTTATAAGGAATTGCTACCTATTATGGTCTAATGAAGGCGACACTTGTTTAAGTCCTTTTGGGGGAGTTGGATCAGAAGGTTGTCAAGCCTTGAAAATGGGAAGGAAGTCTATTAATATAGAACTAAAAAAATCATATTTCAATATGAACGTACATAATCATAAAGCATTTGACTTAGAAAAAAATTCAGTTTTGACATTGTTTTAATTTGTATATTTGAATCTTATAACGGGGGTATACGTTATTAAAGAAGTTTATTTAAAGCCTTGTTCGTTAGTAGGAATACCCTCCGAAAGCGATACAAGGCTTTTTTATTTAATAGTTTATCGGTAATCTTAAAACCTTTACAATTATGGCAAATATAAAATTTGTATTTCAAGGAACAGAAAACAGCAAAGAACACGAATTACAATGTTATGCAAACACTTCTAACGAAATATTTATTTCGATTGATATGGGTGTGAATTATCCAGCGTGGATAAGTTTAGACGAATCAACAGCTATAAAATTAGCTAAAAAACTTCGTGCTGAAATCAACAAAATAAAGGAGGGTAACTAATGGCTGAGGATAAAAAAGGGTTCATACTCTATGCAGACCAAAAAGAATTATTCGATCAATTATCAAGTGATAAAGCTGGTGAGTTGATTAAGCACATTTTCGCATACGTTAATGACGAAAACCCACAAACAGAAGACCTAATTATTAATCTTGCGTTTACACCTATCAAAAACCAGTTAAAACGTGACTTAATTAAGTATGAAGAAAAGAGGGATAAAAAGTCAATTTCTGGAAGGGAGGGAAATTTAAAACGTTGGAATATAGATTTATACAACAAATACAAATCCGGTTCTTATACACTAGAAAAAGCCGAAAGTATCGCAAACGGTCGCAAAGTATCGCAACCCGATAAAATGCAATCGCAAACGGTCGCAAAAATCGCTGTTAATGTAAATGATAATGTTACAGTTAATGATAAAGTAAATGTTAATGTAAAAGAAAATAAAGAGGCGGTTTTTAAAAAAAACCTACTAACCTTTCAAGAAAAATATCCTTTAGAATTGCTTGAAAAGTTTTTTTTGTATTGGACTGAGAAAAACCCTAACGGAAAAAAAATGAAGTTTGAAATGCAAAAGACTTTTGATATTGAAAGGCGGTTATTAACTTGGTCGAAAAACGAAAAAAACTTTAACGGTAATAGCAACGGAAAAATGACCCTAGAAAGAAAGCAAGAACTAAACAGAAATATTTTAAGTGAATTAATGGAGGGCAGAAAATGAGCAATTTATCAATTATAGAACGTTACGATTTTAAAAACCTTTCTCCAGACCTTACAAAAAGTCAATTAGAAATTATTAATGCTAGGAGGTCTGAAACGGTTAAAAGTTTGATCATAGAAAATAGTGCTTTGTTTTACGCTGAAATTTTAAAAGCGTTTGATTTGGCTTTAATGCTTGCTGGCCATAAGAAAGAGGAAAGCGACTATTTTAATCAAGTAAAGGCGTGTTCAAGGGCGTTAGAAAGTAATTTTAACATTGGAAAGTATGGAAGTATAACAGTCAATGAACTAAATATAGCGGTTGAAAGGGGTTGTTCTGGTCAATATGGTGAGTTTATGGGAATCAATTATGTTACTTTAAACAAATTTATTTTAGGCTATGTCCAGGAAATGAACGAGGCAATCACAAAGCAAAGAATACATGAAGCTGATTTAAAATACAAACGGGACCAGAAAGAAAAAGCCGAACAAGCTAGAAAGGAATACGAAGAAAGTTTTGAGGGATTAATTGAAGCCGATATTCAGCAAAAGAAACTAAACCCAATGGTCCTGGTTGAAGATTATGGAAACGTCAAGTTTGCGAGGCTAAAAAATGAAGGCCGGATAGTAATTACAGAAGATCAAAAAGAACGGTTAAAACGCGAAACCTTGACAATGTATGCAGACCAAGTAGGAGAAGAAAGGAAAACCCACAACGGAAAACAAGCGGCTTTAAGTTCTAATCAAATAAAAGTAGTTTACACTCCACCAAGCAAAGAGGATAGTAAGGTTGCAAAAAACAGAATTTACAAGCTATTAGCTTACAATGAATGGTTGAAGGAACAAAAAGAACTAAAAGAAAACAATTAAAAATTAATAACTAAATTTGAACTATCATTGTAAAAAATGAAGAGATAGAAGGAAAAAGAGAACTAGGTAAAAAGTGTGAACGAATAGAATAAGCTATGCCAACAGAAAAGAACATAAAGACACCAGAAGAGTTATACATTTATTTTGAAGCGTATAAAACAGAAGCGAAAAACAATCCATATCTAAAGCACGTTTTTGTAGGAAAAGACGGTGACAGTAAATACCAAGAACTAGAAAAGCCTTTAACTTGGAATGGCTTCGAAATATGGCTAAGAAAGAACGAAATAATATCAAGACTAGAACACTACAAGGCTAATCTTGACGGTAGATACTCAGAATATATGGATATCATACGCGCAATAGACCGAGAAATTTATAACGATAAGTATTCGGGGGCGGCTGTTGGAGTGTACCATAACAACATAATAGCACGCGATTTAGGACTATCTGAAAAGGTAGATAACAAACATGACTTTAGCGGTGGAAACGTAACCTTTAAAGTAGAAGGTGAAGAGCCAGAAGAACAATAATCAACCTTTTAGGGTAAGTAGTCTTTTTCAAAAAAACTATGAAATCCCAGAGGGGAAAGACCTAACAATTAATAGGGGCGGTACTTCAAGCGGAAAAACCTATTCTTTAATGCAAGGCTTTGCAGTAAGGTGTAGACAAGAACCAGGAATCATAATAACCGTAGTAGGTCAAGACATACCTAACCTAAAAAAAGGCGCAATTCGTGACCTTAAAACAATCCTTAATAGTTCTGAATGGCTACAAAAAGCAGTAGATTACTATAACAAAACCGATAGAATACTTTACTTCAAGAATGGTTCAATCATTGAATTTAATTCTTACGACGACGAACAAGACGCAAAGAACGGAAAGCGCGACTATTCCTTCTTCAATGAGGTAAACGGTATATCTTACGAAATATTCGAGGCTATTTATGTACGGACCAAGAAACATACTTGGGTAGATTTTAACCCTTCTGGGGAGTTCTGGTTGAAGGATAAAGGATTTGAGCAAAGGGATAACGTTAGGACTTTTAAAAGTACCTACAAGCATAACCCTTTTTTAGACCCTAAAACAATTCAAAAGATTGAGGACTACGAACCAACAAAAGAAAACATAGCCAAAGGAACAGCCGACGAATACCGCTGGAAAGTGTACGGGAAAGGGGAGTATGCACCACTAGAGGGGGCTATCCTTAAACGCTGGAAGAAAGGAAAATTTAACGACGAACTGGCCTATACTTTTGGGCTTGACTGGGGTTGGACCGACCCATTTACATTGACTAAAGTAGCAGTAGATAAGAAAAAGAAGATTATTTACGTTAAGCAAATAGCCTATGCCAGCGGCCTATCAATGACTAATATAAAAACCATTATTGAAAACAATTGCACAAGGCAAGACTTAATAATTTGCGATAGTTCAGAACCGTTAAACATAGCTGAGTTAAGAATGTACAACGGAGGCTATAATACAATCAGAGCATTTAAACGTCCGGGAATAGTTCAAGAGCGTTTACGTTGGATGCAAGACTATTTGATAATAGTAGACGACAGCCCAGATATTGAGAACGAACTAAATAACTATATCTGGAATGATAAACGGGCTGAAATACCTATTGACAAGTTTAATCATTCAATTGACGGGTTTGGTTATGCGTTCACTTATTGGCATTTGAAGAATCGTTAAACAAACACAACTAAAAAAATTGTAATTTTGCCAAAAGTGTTAATATGGCATATCGGGACTCAGGCAAACTATCTAGCAGAGAATTATTCAGAGCAGATCAGTTTGTTAAAATTGGTGAAGGGTTTAATGGTTCTACAATTTCAGACGAAAACGCAATCAAAAAAGGCTACTTAGGTAGTTCCGTTGTTTACTCAATAGTCACACGAATAGCCAGAGGAGTTTCAAGCCTACCGATTTATATTTACGACAAGACCAATGGTAAAGAAATTAAAAGCGGAGAAGTTTACGACTTTGTTTTTAAGCCTAACGACAACCAAAGTTTTAACGAGTTCTGGGAACAGTTAGTTACTTTCTACACTTTAACAGGAGAATGTTACAACTACCTGGACGCTGAATCAATAGGGTTTTACAAAGGTCAACAGTTAGTTCTACCGCCTCAAGCTGTAACCATAGAAACAGAAACAAATAGCATATTTTCAAAAGTCAAAAGCTATAAGTTTAACGACGGAGAAAATATAAGCCCGTTAGATATTGACTACGTTATGCACGTTGCCATGAATAACCCTTCAATGCAAGGACTGAAAACAAAGAACGGTTTAAGCCCATTACAATCAGCACAAAACATTCTAAACGCTTCCAATAATGTAGAGATAGCACTAAGTGAATACTT